CTGGCGCCCCGAAGACACCGACGTGATCAAGCTGATCATGGCCTGGCGCCAGCAGGCCGAGGAGTTGCGCAGGCAGCAGGAAGAGACCGAGCGCGGGCTGTGGCAGCGCGGCGGTCCGGTGGCTTCCCAGTCGCCTGGCGTGCAGCCGCCTGGCCACGTGGCCAACCCGGGCGAGATCCCCATGCCCGGCCCGATGATCAACACTGGGCCTGGCGTACCCATGGGCCCGAACATATTCGTCCCGCCGCAACCGATGCCGCAGGGCCATCAGCCAGGCCCCGAGGTGCGCACCCCCGACGTCACCACCTCCTCGCCGTGGGACCCCAGTCTCAAAGACATGCTGCAGTGGCCCAAGATTCAGTTCCCGTGGGATCCGAGAAGCGGCCAGCCCACCGGCATCTACACCGAGACGGGATCGAGCGGCGGCTCCGAGCAGCCCGAGGCGCCATACCCGACCACGCTGCCGCAGCACAAGATCACCGACCAGCCTGGCACGGGCCAGGACGAGGGCGAGGTGCACCAGGGTCTGAACGCGGCAGGCCAGACGTACGCCATCCACAAGCCGTACGCCGAGATGACGCCCGAGGAGAAGGACGACGCCAATCGCTACGCGCGTCAGATCGGCAGCTATGACCCGGCTGCCGCTGCGCCACCGACGCCGCAGGTGATCACCCCGCAGGGCGCCAACCCTGCTGCTGGGCCCAACGCGGGCAACCAGTACAACAACGTCGCGGACGCCAACACCATGGCCAACATCGCCTCGCAGCAATTCCAGGCGCTGCTGCAGGCCATGGTGCAGCTTCAGCAGCAGGCGCAGAGCGCGCTCAGTTCGATGAACCAGGCGGGCCAGTCGGTGCTGCAGCAGCAGGGCCAGCAAGCCTTCGCGGACTGGCAGACGCGCCAGAGCGACCGGCTGCAGATCCTTCAGTCAGCGCTCAACAATCCGTGGCTGGGCATGCTCAGCGGACTCAACCCGCTGCCTGGCCAGACGGGCGCGCCGATCCTGGGCGGATCGGACCCATGGGGCCTGAACAACATCCTCCAGCCGTTTGACTACCAGAGTTGGCTGCAGGGTTCGCCGTACGCGCCGCCGCCCTCGCAGTACGGTCAGGCCGTGGGCCCCAGCGTGGGCATCGACGAGAACATGATGCCGACCACCAGCGTCCGGTCTCCGACGCCAGGCGCTACCACGCCGCCCGCCTCCCCGAGCGGTCCGGGGCAGGCCCCTGCGCCTGCGTCTGGCGCGCAGCGACCTCTGCCGCCGCCAGGCGTGGCGGGCGTGGCGAGCCAGCCATCGGTGGGCGAGGGCATCACGCACGGAGCCATGATCCCGGCTGGGCCAGCGACGCAGAGCCAGACGGCGTACCCCACGGGTACGGCCAGCGCGAGCCCGCCGCCAGCGGGCGCCATCGGCAACGAGCAAGCGTGGGCGCGCCAGCCCCAGTCGTGGAACGACTGGATGGGCATGACGCCGTGGCAGAAGGGCGCCTATAGTGCATGGTTCCAGAACACCTACGGTCCCGCGCGCTGGAATGAGGAGCAGAACCGTCTGCACACGCTGGGCAACTCGGTCGGCGCGAGCATGAATATCACGCCGCTGCAAGCCTCGACTGCAGACCAGGCGACACTCGCCGGAGACGTCATGAACGCGAACGTGCTTGGGCAATCAACGCCAGGCTGGATGGCTCAGCAGCAGAAGAACTGGAGTGCGGCGCGCGCGCCATCCGTCAGGCAGGCGGCTGGCATCGGGATGTGACGATCCCAGGCTGGCTCGAAACGGACGAGGAGCAGCCTACCGAGCCTCCTCGCGCCAAGCCTGGCTGGGCGCCCCGACCTGATCGGCGCGTCAAGCTCATGCACGGCTGGGACACGCCCGAGGTGGGCGCGGGCCAGCCGATTACGCCCGTGCCGATCCAGACCAGCCCGCTGCAGATCCCGCGCCCCGTCTCGCCCCAGCAAGTCGTTGGGCCGCAAACCTTCAGGCCCGTGCCCATCGCGCCCCTGCCAGGGCCCACTCCGGGAACTCGGGGGACTGTTCGACAAGCCACGCAGCCCACTGATCCGACAGCTAACTTGACAAGAGCATTCGCTCCTGTTACACCTACACCAGCGGCCTCATCCACGCCGCGACCCGTGACTCCAAGCGGCTTTCAGCCTGTGGGTGTGCTGACGTCGCCTGTCGTCACGACGCCCGTCGCAACGACGCCTGTCCGGGTACCTCCTCAAGGCGGGCAGGTGTCAGCGGTTGCCCGGTCGGCGCCGAATTTCGCATCGGCGCCGACCACGGGCAGCACTCCGACTCCCTCCCCGGCTGGAACTAACGTCTCCGTTGACCCGTCCAACAAGGACGAAGTCGCGAGCTACATTCGCTATGCGGCTGCCCAGCGCGGGATTGACCCGGAGACTGCCGTCGCCGTAGCCAACTCCGAAGGGCTGAACACGTACATCGGGGACTACGGCTCGTCGTTCGGCCCCTTCCAGTTGCACTACGGCAACGTGGCAGCCGGGGGCAACGCGGTCAGGGGGCTGGGCGATACCTTCACCGCGCAGACCGGCCTCGACGCGCGCGACCCGTCGACGATCAGGCAGCAGATCGACTTCGCGCTGGATCAGGTCAAGAGCGGTGGCTGGGGGCCGTGGCACGGCGCCGCGCGGGTGGGCATCGGCCCGCGCCAGGGCATCGGCACCTTCACCGGCGACGCCGCGCAGTTCGCGGGCAAGTGGGGCCAGCAGGCCGTGCAGGCCATCGAAGACGCGGGCACAGCGGCGGTCAACACCGTCTCTGACGCCGCGCGCTCGATTGCCGCGCGCACCAGCCAGTTCGCCATGGGTCTTAGCTCTGGCGATGCGCTGGCGTTCTGCGGACCCGCCGCCGCGATGGCGTTTGCCCAGACGTACGGCCGCAACCCGACTGTGGCCGAGGCCAAGGCGCTGGCCGTCAAGGTCGGCTGGAACAGCCAGCAGGGCATGGCTGGCATCGATTCTGAGCGGAGGCTGCTATCGGGCCTGGGCGTCGAGACGTATGCCACCGAGGGTGTCAACTGGAACGACGTTGCGGGCCAGGTGCAGAACGGTAACCCGGTCATCATCGATACGCCGGGTCACTACTACTACATCGACGGCTACGACGCGAAGACCAGCCAGTTTCACGTGGGCACCAGCGGCACCGACCTGAAGGGCGGCGGCGAGTTCATGACGCCGCAGCGCATCAATGCCATGCCGCAGTCGCACGGCCCCGCGCGCGGGGCGCTGTTCATCTCGCACCCCAACACCGAGGTGGGCGTGGGCAACGCGGGCATGGGCGCGGGCCAGGAGGGCCCGACCATGTCCAAGCTGGACGCGGCGTACCGCACGCGTGCCGATACGCGTAACTGCCGTGACTGCACCATGTTCCGGCAGCCTGGTACGTGCACGCTGGTCAAGGGCGACATCGCGCCTGGCGGCACGTGCAAGCACTTCGAGGCGAAGAAGGTGGGCGCGGGCCAGGGCGAGGCGCCGCCGTGGCAACGCGCCGCCGAGTTCGTGCAGGGCATCCCGGGTGCTATCCAACACGACGTCGGGCCAGTGGTTCAGAACATCCGCAACGCCGTTGCGGACACTGTCCGGCCTGCCGTGCAGGAGCAGATGAATCCGCCCCAGCCGACGCCCACGCCGACCCCGACGCCGACCCCGACGCCCGCCCCCACGCCGCCGCCCGAGCCCGTACCGACTGCCACCAGCGAGGCAGCCCAGCAGCCCCAGGAGCAGCCATCCGGCATCGAGCAGCTTCCCGTTATCGGTGGGATTGCGCAGGGTCTCAAGGACTTCTACAGCGAGGACGCGTGGCGCGCTCGCTCCGGGCTGCCGCCCAGGTCCGAAGAGCCTGTGCTCACCCCCGAGCAGCAGAAGGAAGCCGAAGACGCGCGTATGCTGACCACGCTCTCGGGCCTGGCCGCGCCCGACTGGATGCCCGCGTCGGTGATCACCGATCCGCAGCGGGGCATGCCGCTGACGGTCAAGGAAGCCCAGCAGCGCGAGCAGCAGCGCGCCCACGAGGGAGCGCAGGCCGGCGCAATAGCCGCCAGCTTCGCGGTGCCGATGGCAGGTGCCTCGCTGGGCAGCACCATGGCACTGGGCGCCGCAGGCGCGGCCACGGCGCAGGCGCCCGACATCGTCGACGCGCTCGCCAGCGGCGACCCCGAGAGGATCGTCAACCAGGCCGTAGGTGTCGCGGCGGGCGCGGCGCTGGCACCAGCGGCACCGCTCGTATCCAGGGCAGCCTTCGCGGTCGGCTCGCGGCTGCCCGCGCCGGTTGGCCTGCTGGGCCAGGGCGTGGGCCGCGTGCTGCAGGGCCTGCGCGCGCCTGGCGAGTGGGTCGCCAACCGCGCCGAGGCGGCAGTCACCGGCGGCTCGCTGACGGGTCTGGACAGGGCTGTGCTCGACCGTGTCGGCGTCGACCTGAGGAACCCCGTGCCCAACGCCCAGGTAGCGCAGATGTTCACCGACGCCTCGGGCATGGCGCGCGGCCCGCGCGGCGGCGCGACGGTGATCTCCCGCCGCCTGGACCGGGAAGCCAGGCTGCTCAGCGGGCCAGGCGCGGCCGACGCGCCGATGACCGGCGAAGAGGTGATGCACGTCTTCCACAACCTGGCGCCTGGCCAGGCGGATACGGTGCTGACCAACCACAACCTGCAGTCGCTGACCAGCGACTACTTCCTGGGTCACATGGCGCAGCAGGGCCTGGTACCGGCGACCATCCCGCACGCCGCGCGCGTCCTGACCAACACCCTCGGCGGCGGCGCGGCAGGTGCGGTCGGCGCCGCGCTGACCGACCTGAACGCCAACCCCAGCGATCCCGAATGGCAGCGGCGCGTGCTCATGGGCAGCATGGCCGGCATGGCGTTGATGAACGGCAACCCGTACATCACGGGCTGGTTCTCCAAGGATGTGCTGCCCAGTGTGCTCAACCACTGGAACGCGATCAACAACCCGATCAAGAACCTGAACGCGTCCAACACCATCGGTATCGCCAGCAACTGGATGGCACAGAAGCAGGTGCTGCGGCAGGTGTACCGCGCCAACTTGCTGGAGGCCATCCAGCGTACCTGGGGTGGCCCGGGTCGCTACGAGGAGGTGGCCAAGACGCTGGAGCGCACGGGCCAGCTACCCGTCGATCTGCAGCGCAACCCCGACGCCATGGCTGCCTGGCAACTGCTCAAAGATACCTGGGACCTGGCCGTCAAGCAGCGCGTGGCAGACGATGTGCTCAAGCACGCGCCGCAGATCAACCCTGGCCAGCCCGGTGGCTACTTCGCGCAGTTCGCCATCCACCACGTGCCCAAGAAGGAATGGCTGGTCGCGCGCAACGCGGCGCTGCTGGGCGAGTCTCCCCAGGCGCTCGAAGAGGCCGCGCGCGGTGCGCCGAGGATCATCAACCAGCCGGGCATCTCGCACTTCAACGTGCTCAGCCACGCGGTCAAGGAGCGCAAGTACGCCAACTTCGAGGAGGGCGAGGCGCTGGCGGGCGCCGAGTATGACTACTCGAACCTGCCCGAACTGCTGGCCGACCAGTTCGACTCGCAGCTTCAGGCGATGCTCAACAAGAACCTGGCGAGCCAGTTGCGCGGGCTGCGCGAGGATGTCACCAGGCTGCCGGTGGGCACGCGGCTGTTCGATCACGATGTCGTCAGCGTGCCGCGCGACCTGGGTATAGCCCCGGCTGGGCTGGACAGTTTCGTGACGGCTGACTCGCAGGGCCTGGGCAGCGTCTTCGGTAGGCCCCCGCGCAACAGCGATATCTACATCTCCAAGCCGCTGGCCGAGTATCTCAAGTCGGCGTTCGCGGAGACGGGGCTGTTCGCCAACGACCCGCGCCTGCGCTCGGTGGTCTCCAACGCGCTCAAGCTGAACTCGGTTGGCAAGGACATGATCCTCGGCGGGCCGGGCTTCCACCTGTGGAATGAGATCCTGGCGTTCACTGCTTCCAACGGCATGGGCTCGTTCCCCGAACTGGCTCGAATCGCCCAGACGTCGTTCACCAAGGGCGGCTTCAACAAGTTCGTCGCGAACAACATGGACGACATCGTCAAGTACGTGGCGCAGGGCGGCACGTGGAACATCCTGCCCGAGACGCGGCTGATCAACCTGACGCGCGGCCTGATGTACAGCGCCACCACGGCGGGCGCGGCAACCGCCGTGTACGGCTACTCCAAGGCGACCGGCGCCACCGACGACGAGGCGCGCAAGAAAGCCGCCATCGCGGCCATCCTGGCGGGCGCCGTCAACGCACCGGTGGGCTTCTTCAAGACGCGTCAGTGGACCTCGTTCAACACGTACTTCTCGGACATGCTGTTCACGCGCGTCATCCCGATGATGAAGCTCATCACCTGGCAGTTGCACAACAAGACGCCGGAAGCTGCCGAGTGGACCACCGAGGCATTCGGCGGCGAGAACCTGCAGATGCTGCTGCGCTCTCGGTCGGTCACCGACATGACCCGGCTAGCGTTCCTGGCACCTGACTGGACCGGATCGTTCCTGCGTCAGGTGGGTGGCGCACTGATCGACAACTCGTCCAAGGGCTCGCTCAACCGTGGCTACTGGGCAGCGGCGGCAGCCAACGCCGCGATGATGGTCGAGGGGCTGAACCTGCTGCTGGCGGGCCACCCATCGTGGCAGAACCCGCCTGGCCAGGAGGGCACCGTCGACCTGACGCCGTTCTTCGACCGACGCGGCTGGAAGCACACCCAGCCTGGCTCGGGCGAGCCCGCCGGGGTGTACATGGACATCGTGCCGACCTGGCGCGGATTGGTCGAGCCGTACAAGGAGACCGCGCGCTGGGGCCTGTCCGCGCTGGCACAGACCGACCTGGGGCAGCAGATGCACCTCGACAACCCCGCTATCACCGGCGGGCTGAAGCCTGGCCAGCCTGGCCGTCCCGATCCCGCCAGCGAGTGGGGCAAGTACCTGAGCGGGCGCAGCGGCCTGATTGGCTCGACGGTAGGCGAGTTCACCGATCAGGCGGACTTCACGGGCCGACCCATCGACCGCAGCTACGATCCGCTGTGGGCCGTGGCGGGCAACCGCGCGCTGCGCGCCCTGACGCGCCTGGCCCAGTCGGACATCACCCCGGCTATGCGCGACGTGGTACGCGGCGGGCCCGTGCCGCTGGCAGTCGGCACGGCGCTGACTGGCCTGCGCCCCGTGCGCACCACCAAGTACGCCGAGGCGCAGGAGAAGCGCCAGTTCGAGATCGAGCACGGTACGACCACTCAGCCCTGGCGCGGCCCCAACATCGTCGAGCAGCAGCAGGCACGCGCCAGGCGCGACTCGTACAACTCCAGCGTGGCCGACAAGCGCTCGCAGGTGCTCAGCGACCCGGCTCTCACTCCGGCTGAGCGGACCGACAAGATGAAGGGCGCCGCGTATCAGTTCCAGCCGCTGCCCGATTTCGAGGCGTCCATGGTGCCGCCCGAGATTCAGGACAAGCACCCCGAGGTCATCCAGCGCTTCAAGAACGACATGCTGGCGCTGGACGCCATTCGCGGCGACGCCTCTGGGCAGCAGCAGGCCGACTACATCGGCTCGCCGTCGAGCGGGCTGGACCCTGAGGCGCTGTTCAACGAAGCCTGGAACCGCGACGCCACCCAGCTTAGCCAGGCCAGGACGGATCAGGATCGGGCCGCGCTGCGCCGGCTGTGGCTGACTCAGGCGGCGGAAGCGCACGGCATCGACCACGATGTGCTCGAAGACCTTGTCAAGGCCCGCCTGTTCTACGGTCCCACGGGCAAGCTCGATCCGCTGCCGGGTATGTCGAGCGCCAACCTGAACACGGTGCGCGAGGCGTACGAGGCTGCGGGCAACAGCACCGACAACGTCGATGCCGCGCGGTTCATGCAGTCCAAGGTCATCGCGGACTACGCGAAGGTCTTCGGCGTCGACGCGGGCAACCTGCAGCGGCGCATCCACCTGCGCACCGTGGCGCCCAAGGAGCAGACGCCCGCCGACCAGGCGCGGGCACGCGCGCTGACGGTGCTCGAAGACACGCACAACTTCACTACCTCGCCCGCGTACATGAATGCGGACGGCACGCCGATGGGCGAGCCCAAAGACTGGATCCGGTGGGATGCCCAGCTTGCCTCGCAGGACAACTGGGACAAGTTCAAGGGCATGTACATCAGCCGGGAGATGGAGGAGCGTGCGCAAGCCAAGGCGCGCGGTCAGGTCAACGCTCAGAAGATTGCCTTCCAGTCCAAGGGCTACTGGGACTACGAACGCGAGTTCGGCATCGGGCGCCAGATGCGCGACGACCAGTGGGCCAAGTTCCGCGCGGGCACGCTGGACATGTGGCGCGACAGCCCCACGCCCGAGGTGGCCAGAGAGCGCAACGACGTCATGGCGCTGTATCGCGCACTGACGCCGGATCAGCGCTTCAGGACCAGCGTGACGATGTCGTTCTACGGCGTCAAGTGGCCCGACATGACCGTCGACGGCGCGATCAAGAACCTGAACAAGATTCGCTCGAACGCCTGGAAGGAGGGCAACATCGGACTGCTGAAAAACATCACCGACGCCGATGCCCCGCCGGACGCTGACCTGTCGCTAGTTGCCCCCGCCGGGGGCGCGCCCTAGAATCGGAGGAGCCATGGCCAGAGGATCAAACAAGAGCTTCGCGGCACCCGCCCAGAAGTTCGTCGGCAAGGTCCAGATCGATGGAGGGCCTGTGCCCATCACCCGCTGGCAGCGGCCGTACACGCGCGCTGAGCGTGACCGGCCATTCGGAGCGGAAGGCGTCGACCTCCGCCCGGAGCGGGTCGAGCACCAGACCGAGCCCCCGCCGCACACGCGCGTGGGGACCGAGTTCAACCGGGCCTTCAAACCCGGGGGCGGCGACGGAAATCGTTACCGCTCGAAGAGCCGCTGAAAGGAGAGCGTGATGTACTGTCGTCGAGGTCGCGGCGGACGCCGCGTGCGCTGCTACTAGGAGGTAGCCATGCCTGTAGGAATCAACGCCAAGCACCAGCGTGTGACCGGCAAGTCCACCGGTGAGAACGCCGACTACAAGCGGGACGGCTACGCGGCTGGCCCCGTGCCGAAGTCGATGATTGGCACCAAGGAAGGCTTGACCAACCACGTCGGCTATACCGGCCCAGACGTGGCACAAGGTACGCATAACGGCTGATGACCCAGGACACCGCAGACAACGCGCTGGCGGAACAAGAACTCCCCTCAGAGCAAGCGCCCTCTGAGCCCGAGTCCCCCAGCCCGGAGACGGTAGCGGCGGATCGTGAGCGCGAGATACAGCGGCACCTTAGCCAACAAGGCCGCGAGCTAGCCGAAGCTCGACGCCGCGCGGACGCTGCCCAGGCGGTAGCGTCCGCGCAGGCTGCCCAGCTAGAGCAACTCCAAGCCAACATCCGGCTACTAGGCGAACACCTGAACGAGCAGCAGCGGCAGCAAGCTCAGGCCCGCCAGGCCCAGATCGAGGCAGAGTTGGCCAGCCTCCCACCCGAAGACCGACTTGAGCGCAAGATCGAGATGCTGCAGGGGCAGATGAATGCGATGCGGACCGCTGTGCCGCAGGCACAACCGGCGCAACAGCAGCCTCCCCCTCCTCCGCCGCAACAGCAGCAGCCTCAGCAGGGCGCGGGTCAGCCAGAGGATCCGGCTGTGTACATGCAGCGACGGGTCCACGAGATCCAACAAGAGGCGCAAACCGAGTTCGGTGTGCTCGTCACCATGGACGAAGTCCCGGATGACGCGTGGGACACCGAGGACGCCTTCTACAGGTCGGTGATGAAAACAGCGGCGCACAAGAGCCGCAACGGAGGCGACATGCCCAAGGCACAACCCAAAGCGGAGACCCAGGAGCAACTGCGCGACCGCATTCGTCAGGAAGAGCGCGAGAGGCTGGGCGTCAACTCCCCCGCCGCGCCGCGCGCCACACCCGCCAGCAGCCGCCGCAAGAGCCCCACCGGAGACGACGTGCGCGCGTCGGTCCAGGGCTACAACTCGGCACTCGGCCCCAAGGCGAACGTGAACAAGCTCAAGGAAATGCGCGAGCAAATGCAGGGATGACCGGGACTACCGGGTCGACTGCTCAAGCTGCTCAGGTCAAACCGCTGTACCCCCCCAAGAAAAAGCGGAAGGCCAGACCGTGGTCTTCGCAGAACAAGCTGCGTAAGAAGAGGTAACCAATGGCTCAGGGTACGACCGGCACAGTAGCGCTCGCCCCGGAAGTCAAGGCGATGTACGACGCCGACTTTTACATTCAGGGACAGTCGGTGTTGTACTGGGATCAGTTCGCGGATCTCAAAGGCCCGATCATGAACGGGCAGCGTGGTATTTCGCAGAACTTCCCGATCATCGAATCGCTGCAGCCCAACCCCACTGTGCTCGACGAGTTGATCGACGTCGCCCCGCAGCAGATGCGCGGCGCCGAGGTCATCATCACGCTGAGCGAGTACGGCAACTGCATCGAGGTGACCAAGTTCCTCGTCGCCACGGCGTACGCCGACGTGTACAAGCAGGCGGCGTACATCAACGGCTACAACCTGGCCGAGAGCTTCGACTACATCGCCCGGGCTGTGTTCGGGCAGGGCTCCCGGGTGTGGTTCGTCAACCGTCACACGGCGCGCAACCAGATTGCCGGCCAGACGGTCACGGCGGATACGCTCAACATTCGCTTCCTCGAACTGCTCACGCTGGTCGTGGCGCGCTCCGCCAAGATGCCGCTGTACGAGGACGGCGCGGTCGCCACGTGTATCCACCCGTTCGTCTTCTACGACCTGATTCAGGACGCCAACAACAACGGCCTGGGCGCGCGCGGCATGTCCGTGTACAGCCATCCCGAGTTACTGTTCAACGGCGAGCTTGCGTACTGGTCGGGGCTGCGCATCATCGTTTCCGCCAACGCCAAGGGCTTCTGGGGCGCCGGTGCGCCGCAGACCGCAGGCGCGGTGGCCACCACCCTGGCCGACGCGGCCAACCCTGGCGACACGCAGATCACGCTCGCCTCGGGCACCGGCGTGGTACCAGGCGCGTGGCTGGCGATTCAGGACGCGCCCGAGCCAGGCAACACGTGGAGCGACTCCAATGAGTTGTTCATGGTCACGGCGGTCAACGGGGCTGTCGTCACCGGCTTTGCACTGGACCCGGGTCCTGGCGACAATGCCGGCCTGCGTTTTGCGCACGCCGTTGGGACCGTTGTCAACAACAACAACTCGGTATTTCCTGTGGTTGTATTCGGCCCCAACTCTGTCACCAAGGCATCCAGCGACTGGACCGGGCCGTACGGCGAGACCGTCGTCACCGGGCCGTTCGACCGTCTCGGCCGCTTCCTGACCTTCGGCTGGTACGCCATCGAGGGTTGGGCCCGCACGCGCAACGCGTGGCTGTTCCGAGGTGAGGTAGGGAGTTCGCAAAGCTGATGGCACGTCGACCACCTCCCCCGCCGCCGCGCGGCGGGAAAGTCCGCGCAGATCGAGCCGCCGCGTCTGCCGCCGACCTGGGCAACATGAATCCCTTCGCGGCGGCGCGCGCCAAGGGCAAGGCCAAGGCGACCGGTCGGACGTTCCCAACGTCCGGCCAGCGCGCCCGGGCAGCAAAGAACACCGCCCGAGGCAAGTAGTGGCCCGCAAAAAGTGGACGGTCGCCAGCGATCAGGCTGACGACCGCAAACGGGGCATCAAGCAGGGCTCCAAGCGCGACCTGGCACTCGATAAGAAGCGCGGCGTGCTGACCCCCGCCGAGCGCAGGAAGGCAAAGTCATGAGCAAGGACGGCGACTACTACGACCGGTGCCCGCACGACGGGTGCCTGGAGGTGGACGCGTCGCACCGCTCCGAGGGCAACAACGCTGGTGCCAGGGAGCAGTTTCATGACTGGTCCATCTTCCAGGCGAACCCGCGTGACGGCGGCTGCGGGGCGACGTGGACGCGTACCACGACAACCGGCGCCAGGAAAGATGAGGCGCGCGGCGTCAAGTCTCTTAACCTGACTGCCTCAGCTAACCGCTATGTGTCGATGCCTTCGGAGCAGTATCGTTCCAACTACGAGGCCATCTTTGGACATTCATAACGCGCACGCAGGGCACATCGGGCTGCAGACCGAGGACTCCAACGTCTCGCACACGCGCTGGCCCTGCGTCAGCCACCCTGCGCACATGACGTGCCAGGAAGCGGTGATGTACCTGTCCAGGCGCGGCCCGCGCGTGCTATCCCCTGCCCCGAGGAGCCTGCCTGCCCGTGATTTCGTTCCCACAAGCCATAGCTGAGGCGTACATCTCCGGCGGACGCAACATCATGCTGCCCTCTTCGCCGGGTAGGGCCGTGCGGTTCATGGGCGGACACGCGACGATCAAGGACGGCCGCGACATGGTGGCGCTGCTGCGCACCAAAGACGTCAGGCTATTCGTCACGCCGTACGCCATGAACTGGTATCCGGAGTGGGTCAAGGCCGCGCGCGACATCCGCGCCGAGGTGCACGCGCCCGAGGTCGAGTACATCACCGATGCCCCAGATAGCGCGTGACCTGATCCGCGAGCTTGGCCAGCGCATGGGCGACTACGTCCTGGCTGGACCGACCCCTGCGGGCGGTACCAACACGCTCGTCGATCCGGCGCTGATCCAGTACTTCCCGCAGCAGTTGCAGCAGTTCAACGGCTGGGTGTACTGCAACCAGAACTCGCTGGACGCGGCCAATCGCGGCCTGGAGCGACGTGGAGTTAGCTGGGATGGCATCAGCACGCTGCAGCTTTACACGGGCTTCCCGGTGCCCGTGCGCTCGCCTGACTACGAGATCCACATGCGCTTTCCGCACAGCCGCAAGCTGGCCGCGATCAACAGCGCTGTTAGTCAGTTGGGACTCACGTGGTACCGGCAGATTGTAGACGAATCCATCGTCACCGAGCAGGCGACGTGGCAGTACGACATCACTCCGCTGGCGCCCTGGTCGACGGTCTACCGCATCGAAATCCAGATCAACCTGGCCGAGACGCAGATCGGCTACCCGTTTGCCGACGCTGAATACCTGAACTGGCGCCCCCGGCGCTTCGTCGATGCACTGGGCCAGGAGCACTGGCTGATCGAGTTCGGCATCCTGCCGCCCATCGACCGCAAGCTGCGCATCTTTGGCGAGGGCTTCTACCCCGTGCTGCACGATGACCTCGACATCCTGGCCATCGCGGGCAAGTGGGAGGGCGGCGCCCTGGAGTGGATATGGGACTGGGCAGAGTTCCGGCTCAACGACCAGTTCTCCAACCGCATCCCGACCGGCGAGGCGGAGAAGATTCGCCAGCAAGCGTTGGATCGGTTGGAGCGGCAGAAGAACGACATCCTGAGCGCCGCGCCCAGCCACTTGCCTGGGCGTATCGTGACGCCTGGACATGGCGATGCCATGGCGTTCCCCTCACCGGAGGACTGGCGATTCCTGGGGGCCTTCCGTTCGGCGTCCTTTATTAGGGGCGGATGACCCTCCCGCCGCCGTTCGGCAAGCTCTTCCCCACGCCGGGGCAGGCCGATCAGGTCATCCTCGATTCGTTCCCGCTGCAGCTTGTGCCTGGCAAGTACAGCGTCGAGGAGGCCGACCGCTTCGGGGAGAAGGTCAGCCAGGGCTCGCTGAAGTACGCCGACTTCAATCCGTTCGAGAGCGCGCACGCGGTCGCCTCGTTCACCGGCGGCGCGGGCCTGCGGCGCTACTCTGACGCTGGCGACGACACGGCCAGGGTGGCCACCCTGTACAAGGAGTCGTCCAACGTCAATTGCTGCTTTGCCCCGGCTGTGCTCTCGCCGCAGATCCTGTACGAGAACCTGCCTGGCCTGACGGGGTCGACGGTGTGGATGAGCGAGTGCTGGGTCACGGCTGCCTCGGGCGCCATCGACCGCCAGTTCATCGCGGTCGGACCCGTGGGCAACCAGACGGGCGTGTGGCAGCGCATGGGCGACAACAACTGGACGCAGCGCGTGGTCATCCCCAACGGCACGGCGCTGCAGGGCGCGGTCGCCTTCTACAAGAACGTGCTGATCCTGGGCTTCGGCATGCAGCGCGTGGCACAGGGCTACAACCTGGCCACCGGCGCACTCAGCGACATCACCCAGGACACGTGGACGGCCACCCCGCCTGTGCCGCCCGCGACCGTGGCCACGGTCACGCCCGCCGCGCCGCTGCCGCTGTACGTGTGGGCGGCGACCGCCGACAAGGCACAGGTGGTGCTGGCCGGCGGGCCGCTGCCGACCGACTGGCACTACATCACCTCCAGCGTCGAGCCGACGCAGCACTTCAGCATGAAGCTCGACACGGCGCCCATCTGGCAGAACACGGGCGTGCCGATGGGCATCGACACGGGCGACACGCGCATCAACTCGCTCGCCCCGGGCGGCGGTCTGGTAGCGGTGTACGTCGGCAAGACCAACGAACTGGGCATGGTCGACCTGGGTGTGCCCACCGTGGCCACGGGCCAGCCGCCGACGATTGCCGCGACGGGCGGCGTGTACCACTCGCTGGTGCCGTTCGACTCGAACTTCGCGACCAACTGCCTGCCCATGAAGTGGCTGCTCGCCTCGGGTGCCGATCAGGCCCGTGGCTCGCTGACACTGGTCTTCTCGCGCGAGCGCTCCCTGTGGGAGTACGCCCCGGCTGACCAGTTCAGCGGCACGGCCACCAACATCTCGCCGTGGGCCATCGGCTTCCGACGTCCACCCCACGCGCGCGGCCTGGTGACGGCCATCCAGGGCTCGGCCAGGTGGCTGTACTACGCGGTCCAGAACGGGGCTGGCCACACGTGGATCTACCGCAACGACCAGAACACCGGCGCGCCGCACACCTACCTCGACCTCGATCCGCCAGGCGACACCAACACGGCCTCGACCGATTGCAAGAGCCTGACGATCTCGTCGATGTTCGGGGACCACCCGCGCCTGTTCATCGCCGCGCAGAACCGCGTGGGCATCGTCATCCTGCCGCTCGACGGTGACTCGGAGATTGACGATCCGGCGTGTCGCTATGCATTCGACGGGTATCTGGACATCCCCGACATCGACATGGGTTTCCCCGACGAGGACAAGATCGGCTTCACGGTGCGCCTGGTCTCGGACAACCTGTCGCCTGGCCACCGCTGGCACCGCGTGCAGTACATGCTCGACGGGCTGGGCACGTGGGCCGACCTGAACAACAACCCGGTCGACGTATCCCCCGGGGGCGAGGTCGACTTTCCCCTGCAGAACACGGCCAAGCGCATCAGCCTGCGCATCTGGTTCCACACCGACGATGCGACGCAGAGCCCGCAGTTGTGGGGCTTCTCCCTGCGCGTCAGCCTGAACACGAAGGTCTACCGGCTGTTCGTGCTGCAAGTCCGTACTCCGGCCGACTCGTTCAGCACACTGGCCGACGATCTGCAGAACCCGTACAAGCTGACCAACGAGACGTGGTTCCGAAGGCGGCGCGGCTTCCCCGTGCCGTTCATCGATCCGTGGAACGACCTGTACATGGTGCGCATCCTGAAGATGCAGGTACAGCAGGCGCTGCGCGAGCCCGACAAGACCCCCGAGTGGGTGGTCGACCTGACCCTGCTGGAGTTCTACACCGAACACCGTCCGTCGCCCACGCTGGCCGATGACGGGGAGTCGCAGATGCTCTACGATACGAACGGAATCGCGTATGCCTCTTAGCGCGTCGGAGTTCGTCCCGCGTGAGTTCTACAACCTGTTGACCGGCGCAATGGCGGATCAGCCGGTGACTCTGAGCAACACGCTCTCGGTCGGCGGCGACCAGCGCGAGGATCAACCAGGGCTGCGCGTGTACGGCGATCTGGAGGTGTACGGCTCGCGCGCCGACACCACGCCGCGCTACTCGCTCGGCCCGCAGGGGCTGCGCTGGTCCTCGGTGGCGCTGGAAACCATGGACTCGGGCGCGCTGCGGGTTGGCCCGCTGGTCGTTGACGGTACGCTGATCGTGCACGACCGGATTGTGTGCGATGCCATCGACTACCCCGGCGTCGAGAGCTACGTCGACCGCTACTTCCACGAGCTTGCCCCCGGGACCGTCGCGGTCAGCAATCGGCTGGTCGTCGGCAACGCCGACCCGTGGCAGGCGGGTCTGGCGTACGCCCAGGCGCAGCTTGTGGCGCGCGCGTCCGACCTCACCCAGCACAGCCCTGTCTCGTCGGCGCTGAGCCTGCTGTGCTGGTCAGGCAACTGGCTGCAGTTCAACGTACGCTTCTGGGACACCGACCTGACTCAGGCGTGGCCGGCTAAGAAAGTGACGCTCGACTTCGACATCGACACTCTGACGCCAGGCACCGGCGGACGCATCACGCTGCAGAATGGCAAGGTCGGCATAGGTAGGGTGACCGATGTCGAGGGCGCGATCACGGCGCTCAACCTGCGCATGGCGGCGCTGGAAGCCAGTTCGGCCATGTACGCTGGCCAGGGCCCGCCGCCTTACGAC